CCAACGCTTATTTTTGTTTGCCGCGCTACCATTTTCGATTTCACGCAAGAAGTCATCAGCCGCTGCCATTGCTTGGACCTTTTCACCGATAGCCACAACCTTTGCAGGCTTCGCAGGCTTTTGAGGCTTTACGATAGCAATCCAATAATCTTGGATTTTTCCTACAATCACAGAGCCTTGAAAACCTGTAGCCATAATCACATTGCCTTTGCCGTATGGATCAATCCACATGAACGGCGAGATTTGCAGCAAATCGTATTCTGTCATAACGAAAGAATCCAATTGGCTTTTTTCCTTCGATTGGAATACATGACCACAGATCGGGCATTCTCTAACCCTTGCATGCACTTCGGCTTCGCAGTCTGGGCAAACCTTTGTTGGTGCTTCGCCCTCTTGTGACTTTTCCCTGCCATCCAAGTCAGCCGCGTCATCAATGCTACCGTGCGTAATGACGCTGGTGCCAAAGTCCATGACGATGCAATCAGTCTTTAGGATGTCGGGATAAATCTCTGGATCAATGATGCGTAGCCCACGCCCAATCATTTGAACCATTGTGCCTTTCTGCGAGCATGGCCTTGTTAGGATCACGCATGACACTGGAGGCGCGTCAAAGCCTTCTGTGAGCACCGCTACGTTCACGACTACCTGCAAGTCACCAAACTCCAGATCGTGCAGCATTTGCGCTCTTACGGCCTTGTCAGTCTCTCCTGTGACGTAATCTGCTTTCACGCCATCTGCCACGAACGCATCACAAAGATGTTCGGCATGTTTAACTGTGGAGCAGAATACGACAGTTTTACGATCACCAGCTTTTTCTTTCCATTCCCGAACAATTCTGTCGTTAATGATTTGGTGATCCATGATTTCCGCGACTTCTTCCATGTCATATTCTTTGCCGCGCTTGGTAACATTCTCCAGTTGGCTATTAACGCCAAGATCAATGACGAATGTTTTGGGGCGAACAAGAAAGCCTTCGTTAATCAGACTTGAGATTTCAATTTGGTGTGAGCAGTTGTTGAAGACGCCGCGCAATCCTTTTCCATCACCGCGGTTTGGTGTGGCTGTGAAGCCTACGATTTCCGCGTGCTCATTGTCTTCCAGTACAGCTTCGATCACCTTTCGATATGTGGGAGCCGCTGCATGGTGGCCCTCATCAATAACCACCATGTCGAATTTAGGACGGTCACGCAGATTGCGTTCGCGGGAGATTGTTTGCACCATTGAGAAAACGGCTTCGCCATCCCAATGCTTTACTGTGCCATTGACGATGCTTGTCGTTAGGAAAGGGTTTACCTTTTCAAACTTCTGCTTGTTTTGATCAACAAGCTCATCGCGGTGTTGCACGATCAAAACTCTTTTGCCCTGCTTGTGGCGCTTGCCTACGAGCGCGGAGAGCATGATTGTTTTGCCTGCCCCTGTTGGAGCTACAACGAGAGTGTTCTTGTGCTTATCCAACGCGCTACACGCGTCAGAGACAGCTACCTCTTGGTAGGGTCTTAATAACATGATTGTACCTATTTGCTAGAATAGTGTGGGGGGTTCGCGGCCCAAGGCCCCCCGAACCTTGGTCTAGCAGGCGCGGAATGGCCCTGCCGCTAGATTACTTGTTCGCCCATGCAGGAACCGCGCCAGAATTTTGCGGAGCCTGTGGTGGCTGTTGCATTCCCTGCGCAGCAATTGGTGTTTGCTGCATGGGTGCATTGCCTTGAGCAAGATACTCGCTGCTATTCGGAGTCAGCGCAGCCATTAGTTGGTTGCTATCCGAATATCCGTTCGTACCTTTCTTGACGCCAATCTTAGCGCAAATCTCCATTCCGTTCAAGTCGAACATTCCAGAGATATTACGATTCTGCTGTGCCTGTGGCGACATGTCAGCAGGGTCGATAGCGCGTGCGCTTTCAACGATTGACTTTAGCGTGCGCAGGCCAATTTCTTTGGCGAGCGGCATGCCACTATCACCCATTTTGTCACCATCCACAAAGATGCTGTGCCAAAACTTGCGACGATCAAACTGACCACCAATGATAGTGAACTCTAGGTTTGCCCATTTCGCAGAAGTGCTCATAGACTTTTTGAAAAAAGACCCCTGACCAAACTCTGGGATTTCAATATCCCCCATCTGCACGACGATTACAGCGCGTACAACGGTGCCTTTTGGAATAAGAGAAAACTCTTGAGTTGGGTTTTGGTCTTGTGGAACATTATTTAAGTTAAGCATTATGCTTCCCCTTCGCTAGAAGTTTGAGTTGTAGGATCGACAAAGGTTAATTCCCTGTCGGCTTGCGAATCACCGCTGCTCATTTTTTCCATGAGCTTTCCAAGATGCGGCTCTTCAAGTGTATCAAGCCTACCAGAACGATCTTTAGCTGGGTAGCCCCATTCGTTTAGAGGTTGACACACGAATGCACGGTATTGACCGTGATCACCTGACAATACTGCCATTGTGATTACTTCATCAACAATTCCGGGCAATTCACGCCCTGTCTTGCTGCCTTCGATTTGGAGGCCATATTGCTTGCGTCCATAATCGTCAGTGATTTCGTCGAGGATACCAACGAAGATCACATTCTTTTCGCGGATGTGCTGGATGTGGGTTAGCCACGCCATCATTTCGCGCCCGTGCATTCCGTAAGCTGCACGCGTATCTAGTTTGCCAGACCGCTCAGAGCGTGAGTCTGGTTGCTGTAAGCACCACTGAAAGCACAAGCGTCCTGCCACTGTGATTGAGTCCACGAACAGTGTTTCGTACTTCTGCCAAATCTCTTCCGTATCGCCATATACTTGCGCGACATATTCGTAATGCGCTTGGCTGTAGGGTTGATCTTCTGACAGGGATGGGTTTGGCCCACCTAAGAAGCATGCTAGATCGCGGCACTCAGCCCATGTACGAGGCCGTACAACGTCGATAGGGAAGTTTTCGATAGCTGCATCGCCAGCTTCCAAATCCATGAACAGCGTAGTCGCTGGGTTAAGCGTGCGAGCCAGTGTGGTTTTACCCACACCACTTGCACCACAGACCACGATCTTGTGACCTTTTTTCTCAGCGAGCCGCTGATCGGCTGTGATAATTTGTAAAGCCATTTATGCGGCCTCCCTTTCTTCTTGAGGGATGAAGTTTTTCATAATTTCAAAAACGTCTTCTTTAACAGACTTTCTAAAACTATTGTGAATTGCCAATCTATCTGTTGACGCTTCATGGTTTTCGAACGCAAAGACACCGCGCATAAAAAAGTCGTTGTCTAGGCTTCTGCCATTGCTGTTAATGGTAATAGATTTTTCCATAACCTGACGGTACAGGAGCAAAAACACATCAGGCCATTCTTTGATTTCATTATTCACGATAGTTTCGTAAATATCATATGCCTTTTCGTAGCTTACCCTGTTCGTCATGATAGCCATGACATATGCAGCTTTAAAACCAGTTTGTTTCCAAACACTACCTGCTTTGCGAGGCGGCTTAATATCATATTCAACCTCACTCAGAAGCTCACCAATACGACTTTGCAATACATTTTGAACATCGTCAGACATTGGGTGAGAGATGAACGATGCAGATCGCAATAAATATTGGATCGGCATAATGATTTTTGTATGCACCCCAATAATATCTGCTGCCGTTCTAATTTTTCCTTGATCCAAAGTTTTGTAAACATCTGTGGATTGCACAATAAAAACAGAATACGCATTGGCTTTGCCAGTTTCTACTTGAGCATTACCCCTGTGGTTTCCATTGATAAGAACCCATGAGCCGTTCTCTTTTGCAAAAACCAAAGACTCTGGGTTTAACACCCAACGGTTAAGGTTCATGGCTCTGACGTACTTACGGAAAGTTTGGCGATTAAGATCGCGGTTTCCCTTGTAGTTCAGATCAATCAGTTGCTTCATTTCTTCAGCATTGATTTCTGCGTTGAATTGAACCTGCTTACGATCAAGCGGATTAGCCGCGTTAATCATCCTTTCGTGATTTAGTTCCAATAGTTCGAAGATACCCATTATTCCACTTCCTCTACTGTAATTCTGCCGATTTCCACTGTACGGCACTCTTCAAGCTCATCCTTGATTGCAGGAGGAGCCGCGGTGAATTTGCGCTCTTCTACGGCGAACGTCAGCTTGCCATAGTGTTGCGCGTTTTCTGGTGACATGTGGTTAAGCGTGTCACGCAGTTTCTCTTGGTCCCATGTTACTTTCTTGCCCACAGTGACCTTGAGCCTTTGGTTGCCTTCTGCGAATTGAGCAGTACCAAAGTCTTTGCCATTGGCACGCAATACGTCTCGCGCCACTGGTAGAAAAGTGTCAGATAGTTGTTCTTCAACGTCTTTGAGTTCAAGGCGCATCTCGCTGATAACGTGCTTGAGTTCGTCTCGACGTTCGAATAGCTCACGACTGTTCATGTCGATTCCTTCCGCTTTTAAATTACTAGAAACCCATATATCCCACATGGAGTGGGATGTGTCAATAACTTTTTTTAGATAAAAATATTTCTATGCCTAGACAAGCCTTCATGAGCTTCTTTTTCAGCTTGAACTCAGGCGTTTCGACGCCCTTGGCGTCTTCGACAATTGTTTCCCAATCGCCGTTGGCATTTTCTTTCTCGTAGCGGAAGTCTGCTATGTAAGTGCAAATCTTCTGACCGTTGACCTCTAGTGCGAACCGCACCTGTAGCTCAAGGTTCCGCACCCTCCCCGCAAGCTCAAGACTCTTTATATATAGATACCGCTCAGATTCCCACTTGGAGTCGAACTTGATTCCCTGCACAGTTACTTTCTTGTTTCCGTACTTGGGTCTTGACCCACGCCGCTTGGGATTATATACAGTAGGGAAAGTCATTTATGGGAAGGAAACTCCATGCCAAACCCCGGAAAATACAAATCCGTAGGTGTTTCGATTGAAGCGTATGATAAGCTGGTTTACATCGCGGAGCACGAAGATCGTGCTATAGGGCGACAGCTTGCACGCATGATTGATGAAACATACGAGGATATTCAAGCGCGTGTCAACGCCAAGCCAACTTACCGCCCCCCTGTTGGAATCGGCGGTTTAGCTTCAGTCATCGAAGATTAAAGCAGTCCAGCGTTACCTAGACCACCCAGTAGTGTTGCAGCCACTGCTGGGTTTTCGCGTGCGCGTTGTCTAATCTCGCTCTGCACGTTTCTCTGCAATAGTTGAATTGGACCCATAGGTTCTGTGGGCAAAGACGGCATTGATACTTCAGGAACATCAATACTTGGAATTCCGGATGCCGGGGATGGACGAACATTTGTTCGGCTTTGACCGGGCTGCTCATATGATCCAAGTCCCGCAGCGCGAGGCGCAACATTTTTAAATGCCCTGCTGCCTTGGGCGGTTGCTGATATAATAGGCTTGGCAATGCGTCCCGCTCTTGACGCTGCTGCTCCAACGTCCACGCCCTCTTCAGCTAATGATTCGTTTAGAATATTCATCATAGCTTGTGATTGGCCTTCAGGATTATTGTTTGCGGTACGGCGAAATTGTAGGTATCTTTGAGCAGTACCCTTGGTTCCAAGCACGTTCGCAAACAGTTTAATTTTACCGACCGAGCTAAGTGTGTTTATTGGGTGCTTAAACATATTAGCCCAAAGTGATCCCGCTGCGATTGTGCCTTCTTTCCCGACATCTCCAAGGTCAACTAAATCATCAGCGAAGCCATACAATGCATCAGAAGAATCTTCCCCTAATATCTGTCTCAGTGTGCCTCTCTTGTAACCCGACAAAGTGTCTTTAAGTGACCTTGCTGCTTGTGGGCTAGAAAACACCTGATCATCCACAACAGCCAAAATATCCTGCAAGACAACACTCTTCATGTTCTCTTTCATTTGCGGATTTCCGTCAAAAAATCGCATTATTTTTATGACTTCACTTTGGGTGAGGTTGGGGTTTGTCAAAGCCTTAACAACAGAGTCATAGTTTTCATAAGTCCCTGCGTTAATGTCTTTAATTACGCTAGTTTTTAAAGCGTCACTAAGTTCATTTTGTTTGACTAGCATGTTCTGCATGGCCTGAACTATGCTTGATTCACCACCCGCTGCGTCAGTAGCATTGTGGACATCTTCAATCGAAATACCCTTGCGTGTGTGAGCGCCGCTTATGTCTTTAGCAATTCTTTGAACTTGCCCCCATTCATCCCCGAATAAAACACGACCTGTATCGCCTAGTTTTTTAACATGATTGTAAAATTTACGACCATCAAATTTAGCCGGGTCCACATCGCTTCTTCCTGCGCTTTCTAATCCATCTTCTAAATACCTACGAGCAAACATATCATTTAAAGCGTTAGGATTATCAGAGGCATCTAAAACAGATTGAAGCCGCGTTGGAGAGTCGGGC